CGCTGCACTCATGCAAGTTCACACAACCAAGGATTATTCCTTATTCAAGTCAATCGACGGAAACCGCAATTTAAACCTGCTGCATCTGAACCGATTGCGAAAATCAATGTCTGAAAAGTATTTGTACACCATTCTAATGGTCAATGACAAATACGAAATTATTGACGGGCAACACCGCTTTCAGGTAATCAAAGAACTTGGATTGCCATTGCATTACATCATTTGTGAAAAGTACGGATTGCCGGAGGTACACATTTTAAATGCTACCCAAAAGACTTGGAATGCAGATGACTATCTTGAAGGGTATTGCAAACTTGGAAACCCTGATTACATCAAGTACAAGATTTTCAAAAACAAGTATGATTTTCAACATAACATTTGCATGGCAATGTTAGGAGATTATTCTTCTGTTGCTGGGAGTAACAATATTTTTCAATTTCACAATGGTCAATTTAAAATTAAAAACTGGCAAAAGGCAATCGACATGGCAGACAAAATAATGCTTATTGAACCCTTTTATGATGGTTTTAAAAGAAGAAGTTTTGTTTATGCCCTAATGACTTTGTTTAAAAAACCACAATTTGAGTTTACCGAGTTTATCCAAAAACTACGGCTGCAACCAACGGCCTTGATAAATTGTGTTGATACTGACCAGTACATCACATTGATTGAGGAGATTTACAATTACCGCCGTAGGGATAAAATAAATTTGCGTTATTAAAAAATTCATTGTATAATTGCACATCGGAACATCAGGATTGACTCCCCTGCCGAAATTTGGAAGTAATGAAAACGATAAATCAAAACACCCACGCAAGTAAAGAGGCGGCAAACTTCCAGCCGGAGTCAACTCTTGAAAGTGTGGGTGTTTTTTTTATGCAACAACTCAAACACATTCCCATTGACATCTGCGAAAGGTGTCTAAATGTACTCGCTGCCGAAATTGGTCAGCTTGAAGTACGGCAACAAATTAAGCCTATGCCGAAAGAGGCATACAAAATGAAACGGCTTTCCTTAGATTTGAAAGTCATTTACTACAAACACATTTTACAACGACATGGCAACCGATAAAAAATCCTTCGTCCTATACTGCGACCAGCAGAATATTTTTAAACTGCTGCCGGACGATGTGGCCGGGAAGTTAATCAAACACATCTTCGCCTATGTCAATGACGAGAACCCGGAATGTTCCGACCTTGTTTTACAGCTGGCATTTGAACCAATCAAACTACAACTTAAAAGAGATTTGAAACATTGGGAAGGTGTGCGCGAAAAACGGGCAGAAAGCGGCAAGTTAGGGGGCAGACCTAAAAAGCAAACAGAAGCAAAAAAAGCAAATGGTTTTTTTGAAAAGCAAACGAAAGCAAAAAAAGCTGTTAATGTAAATGTTAATGTTACTGATAATGTAAATGTAAATGGTATTGTAATAAATAAAGAAATATCTTATTATAGGCAGTTTGACCATTTGAAAATTACACAGCCGGAATTTGATAAACTCGTGGCAGAAGGTTGGTTGCCTGAGCAGGTAGACAATATTTTGAGTCGGATTGAAAACTATGCTCAGAATAAAACATACAAGTCGCTGTACTTAACTGCTCGTAACTGGCTGCAAAAAGAACCCAAGACCGGGCTCATTCCCGAACATAGGCGTAGATTAGTAATGTAATGGCAGTATATTCATTTTACAATATCGACATACCACCGGGTAAAACGGCAGGTGAAGTTCAAACACTTTGCCCTCAGTGTAGCCACACGCGAAAAAAGAAAACTGACCGATGCTTATCCGTGAACCTTGACAAAAAGGCTTGGATTTGCCACCATTGCGGTTGGAAGGGTGGCATTATTGACCGCCCCGAGGTAGTCAAATATGAAGTTCCGGTTTGGCAAAACAACACCGCACTAAGCGACAAGGTTTTAAAATGGTTTGAAGGCCGCAGAATTACTGCTGCCACACTGAATAAAATGCAGATCACGGAGCAGGTTGAGTTTATGCCACAGCTCAACAAGGAAGTAAACTGCATTTGCTTTAACTACTTCGAGTCCGGGCAGTTAAAGAATGTGAAATATAGGGACGGGGCAAAGCATTTTAAGATGCACAAAGGCGCAGAACTTATCCCGTACAACATCGACTGCCTTACGACCGCTAACGAGGTTTGGATAGTGGAAGGCGAAATGGATGCACTCGCATTGATTGAAGCCGGGATTGAGAATGTAATCAGTGTGCCAAATGGGGCGCAGCCAAACCTCACTTTCTTCGACCGCTTTATGCCCGGCTTTGACCACATCGAAAAAATACACATATCAGTCGACAACGATGCACCCGGCATTGACCTACGCAATGCGATTGCGGATAGGTTTGGCAAGGACAAATGTAATTACATCGTATATCCCGAGTGCAAAGATGCCAACGAATACCTGCTGCTGAATGGTGCGATTGCACTGCGCGAAGCCAGCCACAATTTCACGGAGTTCCCGATGCTGGGGGTGTTTAAGGTAACGGACTTTTTAACCGAGATTGAAAACCTTTACAACTTCGGACTGCCTGCCGGGGCGAAAACCGGGGTTGACAAGTTTGATAAAATGCTTTCATTTCACAAAGGATATTTGACAACGATTACGGGCGTACCCGGCCACGGGAAGTCCGATTTTTTGGACTTTGTGCTGATGAAGTTAATGATTAAACACGGGTGGAAAGGTGGCTTTTATAGCCCTGAAAACCGACCTACTGAACTGCATATCTCAAAGTTAATGCGAAAGATTACACAACGGCCTTTTATGGGCAGGGATAGAATGAGCCAAGAGGAAGTTTTTGACGCTGTCATTGAACTTGAAAAGCATATCTTCTTTATTAAGCCCGAAAAGGATAATACCTTGGACAGCATCTTCGCCAAGGTTGCCGAACTCAAAAACCGCCACAATATCGACTGGTTTGTAATCGATGCGTGGAACAAATTGGAACACCAATACACGGAGTCCGAAACCAAATACATCGGGCAAAGCCTTGATAAGATTGTGAACTTTTGCGAAAAATACAATGTGCATTGCTTTCTCGTGGCGCACCCACGCAAAATCCAAAAGAATGAAGACAGCAGTTACCACATACCGACACTTTACGACATCGCAGGGAGTGCCAATTTCTTCAACAAGACCGACAATGGCATAACCGTTTATCGGAATTTCAAAAACAACACGGTCGAAATCCATGTGCAAAAGGTGAAGTTTAGCCATTGGGGTGAAGTCGGAATGTGCGAATTCAATTACGACATAGCAACCGGACTATACATATGAGCATAATAAATGAAAACCAAACCGCCACGATTTACCGCCTAAAAAAAGAGGTGAAGTATTGGCAAACAATGGCTGCGAGATACAGCCGTAAGAACGAAGAAGTGGACGAATTGAAACTTTGCATTGAGGCAATGCACCGGGACATAGACTATCTCAAAACAATGCTGGGCGAAAAAAACAAACAACCTTCAATGCAAGAGTTAATCGAGGAAGCTATCGGGGGCATTTTCCCGTACTTTTTACCCACGATGATAGCATCAAGGTCAAGAAAGGGCGAAGTTGTGAACCTGAGGCACATCTGGTTTAAGTTGATGTATCAATATTCCGGCCTGAGTTTGGTTAAAATTGCCAACATAGCGCAGCGAGACCACAGCACCGTTATTCACGCCTGCCGAAAAGTTGACGACCTTTGTCATGTGGAAAGGGAATACTGCCGAAAATTTAACCAAATAAATGAGGCGTTGATTTTGAAATTAAAGTAAAAAAAACTATATTTGCATCATGTTAATACTCGACATCTGTTTATCCGACCTGCCCAGCGAGGCAATCACCACCGCCAAAAACGGCAAAAAGTACATCAAACTCGTTTGCAGCGAACGCAAATCTGAGGGCAAATTTGGTGAAACCCACTACATCGCACTCTCGCAAAGCAAAGAAGAACGCGAGGCGAAGAAGCCGACTACCTATGTGGGCGGTGCGAAGGCTTACAAAAATGTAACTAACAAAGAGGTAACACCCGAACCAGCCTACAAAGGGGGCGATGACCTGCCATTCTGATGCCTGATTTTAATTGGAAAGCACCGACAAAGGACTTGGTTAACCCGAGCCACTACAAAGACACGCCCATTGAATGTATTGAGGCAATCAAAGCCGCAATGACTGAGCAACAATTTCAAGGCTATCTCAGGGGTAATGTCATTAAGTACCTATGGAGGTACGAAAACAAGGGCGGCAAAACGGATTTGGAAAAAGCAGAATGGTATTTGAAAAGATTGATTGAAGAATTATGACACCGAAAGAGAAAGCAGAAGAATTGTACGATAAATTTTTTGATTATGCTGAGAATAACGGGTTTTTGACTCAGCATAATAATACTAAAAAATGCGCATTGATTGCAGTTGATGTAATACTTAAATCAGAACCACGCAGTCCAAGTGATGTTGATTGGGATGATGTAGGTGGAACACACCAATACTATTATGAGGCACAAAGAGAAGAAGCTGATAAGTACTGGCAACAAGTTAAAAAGGAGATTGAAGAATTATGACCTACTCGCAAAAGCAAAAACACTTCATAAAGCACCGGGCTAAGGGCGACACCGAGATGCTGGTAAAACAACTTGCCGGAAAGGTTAGCCGCAAGACGATATTCGATGCGCTGAAAAACGACAGCAAGTATCTCCCTGCAAAGCATCAGTTGGTAATCGACACGGCCTTTGAGATTGTGGCAGAACCGCAATGTATGTAACTCTTGTTTATTGGAACGCGGCAAACAATGTCAACTATTACCCCGTT